CGGCAGCCTTGGCATCAGCGGCAGCCTTGGCATCAGCGGCAGCCTTGGCATCAGCGGCAGCCTTGGCATCAGCGGCAGCCTTGGCATCAGCGGCAGCCTTGGCATCAGCGGCAGCCTTGGCATCAGCAGCAGCCTTGGCATCAGCGGCAGCCTTAGCATCAGCAGTAGCCTTAGCATCAGCAGCAGCCTTGGCATCAGCGGCAGCCTTGGCATCAGCGGCAGCCTTGGCATCAGCGGCAGCCTTAGCATCAGCGGCAGCCTTAGCATCAGCGGCAGCCTTAGCATCAGCGGCAGCCTTGGCATCAGCGGCAGCCTTGGCATCAGCGGCAGCCTTGGCATCAGCGGCAGCCTTAGCATCAGCGGCAGCCTTATCGGCATTAAGGTCAAATACAGTTTGTGGTGTACGCTTACTGCGGGATCGCGAAAACATTGAAAAAAAGCTCATAATATATTATATATTAAGAACTTTTTCTAAACACTTTCTTAATAATGATACTTATTATTCAGGATAAAATATATTATATATATTTCCAGTAAATAAAGCAAGTTCAATACAATCTTCGTGTATCATATTAAATATTGTGATGTATTTACAGAGTATAATAGTAATTTTATATCTAATATCATCATTAATAGTATCTGTAAATTTAATATAGGAGAATAAATAATCATAAATATCAATAACTGAGTACCCATAATCATATATGTTATACATTAATTGGATGGCTCCATGTAAATCATTGGATTGAAGCATAGATATATAATTTTCAAATTTGGTAAATGATATTATAGATGATATTTTGATACATAAATCTTTCGTAATAGGTTTGTTGTATATATAAAGTTTTTCTAATATTGACACCATACGTCTGATAGACTTATTAGAAATGGTTAATATATAATCCTTTGTCTCTTCATCAACAATAATGTTTTCATTTGTAATAATTTTATCCATTAATATTTTAATTTGAGAGTTATTTGGAGAAGGAATTTGTATAATATGCAATCGGGACTGAATACTTTCAACCACTTTTTGTACATTATTACAAACACAAATAAACTGTATATTATTTCTATATTTATCAATATAATTACGAAACACTTGTTGACTTTGTTCGTTAATGGTATCAATATCATCAATTAATACTAATTTTTTTTTTCCATATATTGACGACATGGATTGACAAAATGTTTTCATATCATTACGAAAATATTGAATACCTTGTTCTTTTAAATTATTCACAAATAAAATATTATTTTCAGGTAAAGAATCATTTGGAGATAAATCATAATATTCTCGTATCAATGTGTTCAATAATGATGTTTTACCAGAATTACTATTACCAATAAATAAAATATTAATATCATCAACACTTATCAAAGTATTAACAGCTTGTTTAAATTTATCATTTGTATAAAAGTCAGTCAAACGATATGGTCGGTATTTTTTTATAAATGTGGAATTATCACTCATTACTATTATGTATTGCATGATAATTTTTATATAACATTTAATATAAATAATATATAAAACAAATGTATTCTACTATAATAATAATAATAATAATATTATGTCATTTTACGAGATTTTAGGTGTTAATAACGATGCAAGTGATATAGAGATAAAAAAAGCATATCGTACATTATCTTTAAAATATCATCCAGATAGAAACCCAAGTGAAGAAGCAACAAAAAAGTTCCAAGAAATAAATGAAGCATATGAAACCCTTGGTGATACGGAGTTACGAAAAAAATATGATAGGAAAGACGCGATGGGAGAGAATTTAAATTTTACCAATGCAGACCAGTTTAATGATATTAATAATATATTTAATATGATGTTTAATGGAATGGGTGGACTAAATGGTGCACATGGAATGCAACGAGCCAATATTTTTCATAATGGTCAACCAAATGCATTTCATACTCAATTTCATTTTGGAAATCGTGTAGATCCAATAAAACAACAAATATTATTAACACTTGAACAAGTATATTTGGGTTGTGTATTTCCAATCAATATAAACCGAAATATAATAGAAAATAATCAACAAAGAAAAGAGACAGAACAATTGTATATTAATATTCCACAAGGTATAAATCAAGGAGAAACGATAATATTACAAGAAAAAGGTAACATAATAAATGGAAAGACGGGTGAGATTCATATAATAATAACGGTAGCAAACCATGAATGTTTTAAACGAGATAAGTTAGATTTAATATATAATAAAACAATTACATTAAAAGAAGCATTATGCGGTTTTCATGTAGAAATATTACATTTAAGTGGTAAAAAGTTTGCATTAAATAATGCAACAAAACTATTTGTTATTTATCCAGAATATAAAAAAGTAGTTCCATCATTAGGTATGAACCGCGGAAATGAAACAGGTAACTTGATAATAATATTCAATGTAGAATTTCCAAAGGAATTAACAAACGAACAAATAGAATTATTAAAAGAAGCATTACCATAGAATAATACGTTTATTATGATAATATTAAACATGAATAATATCATATAAAGAATGAAATATTATGGATATAATTTTACGAAAAGAAATTCTGGTGGTTTAGGGGCAATCATCCACGATGTAATGAACGCAGCTAAGTATGCAGCAGAAAATGATTTAAAATTAGGATTAGTAAACGAAGGTTATGAAATTCCGCGATTGAACGGGTCATATAATGATATAGATGTTCCAAACAAAACGTGGCATTCTTATTTTACATCATTTGAAAAGGTTAACCTTACTGATTGTATAGAGGTCTGGCCGAAAGCTATAGTTGATGCCAAGACTATAAAATGGGATATTCAACAGTATGCTTCATTCTTACGAGATACAGTTTGTACATTTCAGCCAGATATTTATAATGAAATATACCAAATGGTAAAGTTAACTCAATTTAATATAGAAACAGATATTGTTGTTCATATACGTCAGACCGATAAAATTAGTGAAAATCCAGTATTTTTACCAATTGAAAAATATATAGAAGAATGTGAATATGCTTTATCGCAATTAAATGAAGGTCATCATAGAATATATGTATGTACAGATAATAAGGCGGTTGTTGAAGATATAAAAAACCATTTTAATGAAAAAATAGAAATTGTATGGGATGATAGTGAATCAAATGAACCATTACAAACAATGAGATGGAATGGGGAGTTGGCAAAGAGTATAGCACAAGCGGAAACGATGGTTGCGTTAAAAAATATATTTATAATGAAAGATGCAAAATATCTCATAGGTGGTAGAATGTCATATTTTTTTCGTATACCCGAATTGCTCGGTTATCCGAACACATGTGTTAATATTCAAGATAATGATAAATTTGGTATAGCTCCTTATTCATCAGTTGATTATATAATTCGTCCGTATTTAAAAAATACAATACCTAATTTTGTAAATAAGGATATGATAACTAATGAAAATATTATAAAATATAACAAAATATATACCGAAGAGAACATTGTGACAATCCCTGATTTTATTTCATATGAAGTTCTTGGTAGTGTTAAAAAAGATATAGAGAATTATAAATGGTGGTCATATGCAACTATACCAACAAATAATAAATGGACGGTACAATATTCTCAAGGAATAACCAACGAAACAATAGCAGGATGTGAACAAGCGTATGTGAACAAGTTATTTTCATATAGATTTCAAAGGTGTTTGGGAAGACATTATGATACATGTATGTGTGTTTCATGTAAATTAAATGCCACTGTTAAAAGTTTTCCGTTTACAGATATACTTTGTAAATTTGTAGGATGTAGAAATTTGAAACCGAACGAAGTATTTCTCAGTAATTATGGAAAAGATGATTTTTTATCATTACATCATGATATAAATAAAGGAGATATCGCGGTTACTATATCATTTACATATGACTGGGATCCAAATTATGGAGGAATATTACATTTTTGTGATGATGAAAAAAATATATACAAAAGTGTTGTACCAAAACTTGGTAATATCAATATATTTAAATTAGACCCAGACCATGGGATAGAACACTTTGTATCACGCGTGAATGTAGATAGAAATAGATATACATTAGTTGCATGGTATTCTTATATAGATTAATATTTTATAGCCTTTTTTATATCACTTTGAATATTTTTTATATGATTTTGTTCTGCATCCCAACACCAATCACAGTTGCTTTTACTTAAGTTCCATTCAGGAACTATGTCATCTACTATTAAATTAAATATTTTCTCAGCTCGTTCTTTATGAAAATCAGAAGTAGCAATAATAACCTTTGCTATTGTATTATCAGTTTGTTGTATCCAGCTATTTAAGTTAATAAAATTCTCCACTGTATTTTTGGATTCAGTATCAATGTATATGTTGATATTTGGATGTGATTTCTTGATTTTTCTTTTCATAATAGAAGATTCGCTCTCGGTATTACCGTCTTTTGACCCTCCTGATAAATATAAAGTAATGGGGTGTGTTGTTGTTTCAATGTATGTCAATACACTTTGGACTCTTTGGTTTTGTAAATAAGGAGTTGAACAGCCAAGTAAGACAATCACTTCATTATTCAAAGGTACAACTGGATACAATACACAATTTGATATACTATATAACAATATGTAAGACGCCACCGCTTCAGCCAGCCAATAAATGAACATCCTGAAAATAAATCTTCGTTAAGTTAATATGGTTTATCAAATCAAACCATATTATCATCAATTTTTTACTTTTATATTAGTATATACTATACAATAATATTATGGAGCTTACATTATTTAGTGCATTAGTATGTAGATTCATTATAGGTGGTATTATATTATCTGGTTCAACATATTTGGCAAATTATGCAAACCCATTATTAGCAGGTATATTAATAACAATTCCGTTAGAATTAGTATCATTATTCTTTATAAAAGAAGAAAGATTATATTCATATGCACGTAGTATATTGATTATGTCTATTGCAACTGTAATACCTGTATTGTATTATAATATTATTCATCCATTTAAATTGATGCCATGTAACTTAGAGATTCTGTCAAGTTTTTTTGTATGGATATTTGTAGGTATGTTATTATTTTTCTATATGCCGCATAGTTTATATTTTTATAAAGAATAATTTATTACCTTATAATATATGATTTGTTGGCTAATAATATTAACATTCGTTGTTACTGGATTATGGGACGTTGTTTTACGGTTTATGTCTCTTAACTATAATAAATTACCAAAATACTTTCAAATGGATTTTGTAAAGGATTTAATACCCTATTTTAAACATCATACTCTTTTAGCAGCTGCTTTAATAGCAGGATTTGTAGGCGCTACTACACAATTTATTATCTTATCAATCATGTCATTCCCTAAAAGTATATTTAATTTTGTATATATTATTAAATTTATGATATTAAGTTTTATTATTAGTGCGTTGTACGGGTTTATTATGAAAGGGAGTAAATTATTTCCCTATTTAGAAAGACATTATTATGAACCACTCGGTGTATTACGTAGTATGTATACTGATGGTTTTTCAGGGTTAATTGTTCAAACCACATTATTAATTTTATTACATATTACTCGTTAATTAACAACCGCAACA